ATAGGAACTATTTTATCTGTAAACATTTTTTTTGCGTCTGCTCCTGTTTTAGATAATATTCCTATACGTGCATTCTTTGTTATTGTACCTGTATTAACGCCTTCACAAGAGCTCATAAACGAAAAACCAGAACGTCTTATCTTCAAGTAACACATTCCAAAACTTCTCTTGTCAGCCTTACATGCTTCCCAGAATAAATAAAATATTCTATTAGCTTCTCTATAATCTGGATGACCAACATCTATTTTAGTCCACTGTAAATACATATAGTGTGTGCCAGTTATATATGTAGGCTTACCATGATTCATAAACCAAAAACCTTCTTCTCTTCTATTAAATTCTTCTTCAATGTAATCAACCCATTGATTTTTAAATGTAGAAGGAGCTTCGTGCCACTGAAATATAGATGATATTCTTTTTAAAACAGGAGGTATTTCTGTTACTTCCCAATACTGTTCAGTTTTTTTGTCAGACCGTTTAAACACTTTCTTAGGAATAGCTGGTAAAGCAATTCGTAATCCAGACACATGTAAAATCTCACCAATAGTTCCGTCTTTAGATATAATAACTATATCATATTTTTCATCGTAACCATATCTCCATGTTCTCGCTTTATTTTTACGAGATAATATGTTAGAAGGAACTAAGCCTTTACATACATTTGCGATATTATTTTGATTTACGTTCTGCAAAGCCTTTTGGTAAATTATTAGTTTTAATTTCTTTTCCGTCTAATTTATCTCTCTCTTCGTCTATTCTTTTAAGTATTTCGAAAGCATCAAAGATGGCGAGTTTTTTTGTGGCTGCCGCATTTTTAAGTCTATCAGCTGCAAGCTCATCATCAGGGTCTGGTTTTATTATTTTTTCTTTCGCTACATCAATTAGTTCTTTAACAGCTTTTTCTCCTGCGTGTATGATTTCTAATTTAATTGCTTTCGTGTCCATCTTTTAAAGTTATATTATTAGTATACATTCTATACAATTTTTCTTCATCTATTTTAAACTCATATTCACTGTTAGGTTGAAATGAAACTTTATCACCAGGCAGAATGTTTAAACGCTCTAATTGTTTATTACCATATTTTACTATACCCCATAATGGTTCTTCACTTTCAGCCACATCTATGTATTTTTTTTCTATAGGTATTGGTTTTATAAAACAATATTTATCATGACTATACCACTGTCCATCTTGTTTATACATGTAAAACTGATAGTCATCAACTAAAAATAAATCATCAATAATCCAGCTTCTACCACTTTTTTGTCTGCCATAAATATCGTTATAATATTTAAAAACATTATGGTGAACAACCAGTGTATCACCTTTTTTAATATTGCCTTTATAATTTATAGGAGTATTTACTACAGTAGCAAAGCGAGTAGATACAGTATGGTCTTCTTCTGAAGTGCTAATAAAAAATTTATTATCACCATAATATTTTATATTATCATAACGCCTATCGTTGTAGGGTTTTACAATAAAACAAAAAGGTGATTGCATTAAAAGTTAATATTATATTCTAAAGAAATAGGGAGCGTATTTTTAAACTCTTTCCAAAGTAAAATTTCTTCATTTTTAATAATCCAAATTTTATAGGAATCTTTTTCGTGGTCGTGTTGAATTAAATGAATTTGATAGTTGGCTCCTAATACATCTTGCCCTACTATGTAGTGCATTGCTCCAGACTTATAGTCTGCACCTATTGAAATCTTTCGTATGTCCATTTAATTAAAATGATGTACCCACATTTAAGACACGGTAAAATATGTTAAAATACATTGTACCATTTCCTTGTGATGGGTTTGCAGCTGTCTCTAAAGTAACAGCAGTATTTTGTGCTATAACGTATGTCGAACCGCCTACTCCTATCTTACTAACTAAGTCTGTAGCAAAATTAGCGGATTGTGCAAACAATGTTCCAAAAGTTGTAGCTCCAATCTTTACTTCTAAATTATTACCAAAATTAAATTGTGTCGTACCTGCATCTAAATACTGAGAAACACTTATCAAATCTATAACCTTATTTGCTCCAGGAGCAGCTATCAATGTAATTGGAGTGTTTCCTAAAGTTAATAAAGACCCAGTATTTACAGTCACTTTAGCAACAAGCGTATCAATCCCAAACAGAGTTTGTATTTGTTCAATAGTTGCAGTTTTTGTTTTTAATTCATTTTCTGCATCTGTCAATACTAAATAATCTGCTGAATCTAAATTAGATATTGAGGGATATGCCGCTGTGTTACTTATCTTTGCCATCTGATGTTTCTTTTTCTGGTTCTTTTACTTCTCCAGTTCTTAAATCTATGACTGCGTTTTCACCATAAACTGAAATTAATTCTTTTTCAAGCTCACCAAATTGTGTTTGTATACCATCTAAATTTGGGACTTTCTTTACTAACGCTACAAACGCATCAGCTATTTCAATTTTAGTTTGTAAAAACTTTTGATTTAATTCCTGTACTTTTTTTAATTCTTCTTCAGTTAAATTTTTTGCCATTATATTATATTTAATTATTATACATACGCAAATATACGTAAAAAAATTTTGTCTATGGCACACCAATTACTCGAGCTACATTCGCTATAGGCACATCAAGCACTCTATTTATGTTTGCAGCTGCGACACCATTAACTTCGTTTCCATAACCTGCGTCTGTATGTGTCACTACTAATTCTATAGGTTGACTGTTGTTTTTAAAACGAACACCTGCACTAACACTTAATGCAAAAGGAGATATGTTTGGATAATCATTACTTGCATTTAAAAGAACCACATTTAAATAGCCATCACTATTTGCATCACTTATAGCGTTATTATTTAAACCAAAAGTATTATAACCTGATGTACTCCAGTTAGAGGTAGAAGTGGCGTAAGCTCTATTAAAATTTAAATCGTTGAACATGGCGTTTGTTAATGTAGTAGTGCCACCACTACCACCCCAAGCTGTACCTTCAATAGGTATAACACTACTTGAGTTATTTGAAACACCTGGGATTTTTAAAGATAGCCCTGTTATGGTTGTTGTTACACCTGCATCTTCTATATCAAAAAACAAATAAGTTCTTGCTATACCACCGAAACTACCAAAACGGCCAGATTCAAATTCAGCCGATATTGCTCCTCCTACATTAGTAGCACTCGTGTATGTTGTAGCTTGGTCTCCTGATGTAGCATTACGCATAGCACTCCAAGTGGTACCAAAACCAATTTTAGAAACTATTCCTTGAAGACTCGCAGTAACATCTGTAGTTGCCATTAAAATTGTTTTTTAGGTAAATAATATTTTGTATGATTAAAGTATGAGTTTGTAGGTGGGTTCACACTAATTTCTTCATACTCTATATTTTCTAATTCTACAAAAGAAGAAGCAGAGTCGACATTGTTCCACCATGTAGTTAAAGCATTTGGCTTTGCTAAAGTTGTTAAGCTAACTGCAAAATCATCTAAATGCTCATCACCATAAGTGTCTGCAAAAATACCATCGTATGTAGATAGTTCAGATAATTTATTAAACCAATCACCCTCTACAATAGTTACATTTGGTTTTCCTGCTGCCCAAGCTTTTGCTTTTTCAATTACCTGTGGATGATTTTCCACTATGGTATGACTTGCTGGATTATTTGCTTGTATATAATCAGCTGCTATACCCATTCCAAAACCTAATTCTAATATATCTCCACCATTTTGACAAATGTAATCTGCATGTTTTTTCATTAACGAATCTTCCCAAGACATCATTACATGCTTTTGCTCACCTGATGAATCTAAAAAATAAATTTTATCTTCTTCAAATATTAATTCTGTATCTATGAAACTCTCACCCATGTGTTGTCAGGATTAAAATATATTGTATCACTACTTGTAGGATAACCTACAACTCTTGCGTAATCACTTGAGCCAGTGGGTGCGGATTGCTGTAAAGCACCTGATGTGGTACTCACATATAAAGGTCTACCTATAGTAAAACCATGAAAAGCTTTATAAAAGAATCCTCTTAATAACATACCGCTTGAAGCATTAGTGCCCGTTGCTATAGCTAATAAATATGTAGTTGTAGAAGAATCAGCATCAGCTAAAGCCCAGCCT